AATTGGTTCCTTTGAATACAAACTAACCGATGGTTCAATTCCTGACAACTATGAACCATACCATCCAGTTAATTATCCTTATAGCAAATGGGATGAAAAAGTTACTGGTGGTGAAACACTTGAAAAGGTTGAAGGTGTCTGGCAAAAGGTTTACGCTGTTAAGCTTTTAACAAGCGAAGAAAAGGCAGCAGAAAAAGCTAGACTAATTAAAGAGTTTGACGATAACTTCGGTTATACAAACTGGATTTTCTATGACGAGTCTGGAGCGATACTTCCTCCGAACTTTCCTGAACCTGATCTGAAAAACCCTAAATGGGATGACACCAACCAAAAATGGATTGAAGGAGAAGCACTTACATGATTACACTTATCCGTCCAATTTTATTTTCATTCATGAAGTCAGAAAAGGTCAAATTCCTTATTCTTGATCTTCTTAAAGCATATGCTAAGTCAACTGATAATGATGTTGATGACAAGGTAGTTGCTTTTGTTACTGCAGGATTATTCCCAACTAAATAATGGAGTGGGAAGAGATACCTGTCTTCCCCTACCCAGTGCTGCCTGAAGCGCCCGGATTACCCGGTCCTATACTAGATGTACCTCAAGCGGATTTACCCACCTACAAACCGCTTGTAGTGCCGCCTAACACGCTTAGGGCACCACCTGGTATACAAGGAATTAACAGCGATTCATATGATGAAGCACCAAAGGATTCAGATCCTAGTGTTACACCAACGACACCTTATGTTCCACCAGAAGCACAGATCGTAGGAATACCATTTACGGACATTGAAGTCCCGATGCCTACAACTACGATAATGACTACTGCAGCCACTACTGCATTTATTTCAGTAGCTGCCACATTAATAGGTCAATCACTATTTAAACATTTAGTTACCTTATTTAAACCTATTATTAAAACTGCATGGAGCAAATTAAAAAAGAAGAAGAACCCGGAGGAAAGTCCAAAAACTTCTTAGCTAAAGTAAAGGAAAACACAGAAGATGAGATTCAAATCCTAGGTACATTTGTACGTCTAGGTGTTGTAGTTTGGAGTGGTTTTATTATTACTTTAAACTATGTAGAACTACCTATGTTTAAAAAAAGTATTGGTGGGGATATAACTTTTCCTGCCTCTATTTTTACGGGAGCTCTCGCTACTTTTGGTTTATCTACATCTAATAATAAGTCCAATAATAAATCATCCGATCCTAAAAAGAAAGACGAATGAAACGCTTACTATTAATTTTAATGCTGGCTAGTCCAGCAGCAGCTCAAAGTGTCACCCCTAACTTTACACAGGGGTCAATGCAATCTACTACTACTACCACCATTGATATTGATCGAACAATTGCGACTGAGATCTATGGTGGCGATTATTCATCATGGTCAGGAACAAACGTAACACCAAGTGGGGATATTGTCGATCCCTCCACAACTTATTCGCTAACAAATTCTGGGGAGCAGTTTCAACTGGAGCTGGTAAACAGAGGAGCCGGAATAGTAGAGTCAATCAACGTAGACGAAACTATTCAGCAGCTTTCTACTACTACCTCATTATCAATCTTCTCGCAGTAGTACCAGCTTACGCAGAAGATCCTAAAGTACAGAATACATCAAATCCTGTGGCAGCAGCTACAGGTAACGTAACTAATCAGGCGGTACAGTTCCAAAATAATGGAGCACCGTCAAGACAATATTTTTCTGGTAATAACAGCTGTAATGGCACAACTATGCAGCTTTCACCATTTTATATGGGTAATGATACAACCCCTATGAATCCTGATAGTTACGTCAAAAGTAATAACTGGGGAGCACAAATCAGTTTCTCAGTGCCACTAGATGGTGGCATGATAGAAACCTGTAAAGCTATCGCCCGTAAACATGAAGCTAAGATGCGTCTTGACTATGAATTAGTCAGAGCATTAAAGTGTACAGAAATAATGAAATCAGGGTTTACTTTTAGACCTGGATCTCGCGTTGAAGTTTTATGTAATGACATCGTACCAATTGTGGCACTTGAATAGATGGAAGCAGCGATAACTGCTCTTATTGCGTTAATAGGCGGTGGAGCAGCTTTAAATAACAGACTACACAACCGAATAAATAACGTACATGATCGCATCAGTGGTCTTGACAGACGTATTGATGCTATTGAATTAAACGTAGCTCAAGACTACGTATCCAAAGCTGACTTGTCGGTAATGGTGCAACGTATGGAAGACCATATGATACGAATCGAAAACAAATTAGATCAGATTGTATTGAGGAATTAATCATGCCTTACAAAAATAAGTTCTTACAAGACTACGCAAAACCAGGTCAACATGGCTCACCAAAAGATGAGGAAACAAAAAAGAAAACAAAACGTCAAATGGATAATCCAAAACTAGCACAAGCATTTAAACAAGGATATAAATCATCATGACTTACAAATTAGTAGACGTAACACGCAGCAAAGTCCTGCAAGAGTTTGAAACGATTGAGCAAGCAGAGAAAGCTTTGCGTCATCAATCAGTTGAAGACTATGTAAGGCTTGAAATTCAAGCAGATGCAAAACCTAAACCCAAAGCTAAGAAAGCAAAGAAGGTAGAAAGTGAAGAAAGCTAATGAGGAACAGTTCAACGAACTACACAACTTAGTAACAACTGAGTTTCTAAAACGTGTTAAGTCCGGCGAAGCTTCTACTCAAGACTTAAAAGCAGCCTGTGATTGGTTAGCCAAAAATGACATCAGTGGTGTTGCAGTAGAAGGTAATCCTCTTTCAAAACTTGCAGGCATTATGCCAACCATTGACCCAGAACTTGTACAGAGCAGACTCTATGGCAGGAAGCACAGCTAGCTATTACAACTCAAACCCTTCTGCTAAAGCTAAACGACTTAAGCAACAGGCAAGATATAACAAAACCAAGAAAGGGTTAAAGATACGTACTGCAGCTAATGCAGCTAATCGAGCTAAGGGTACTTACGGCAATGGTGACGGCAAAGATGTCGCACATAAACCCGGTAAAGAAGGTGGCAAAAAAGCTAGCGATGTAACGCTACAAAGCCCCTCTAAGAACCGTCAAAGCAGATTAAAAATACGTAAGACATGACCCCTCTACTTCCATCTCCTGAACATTATCTTTACAACCTAATAACCATGACATCCTCTGAAGCAAAGCGCCTTTGGAGGCGCAGCATCAAAGAGCATTTTGACTGTACATGTGTTTATTGCGGAGAAACTTATGAACTACATCAACTCACTTTGGATCACGTACACCCTCGCAGCAAGGGAGGAGAAGACATTTCATCGAATGTTGTACCAGCGTGTACCAAGTGTAATCAGGACAAAGGAAGTAAACATTGGCGCTCTTGGATGAGAGAGCAATTCGGACAAAACCTTTTAAGAGAAGGACTAATACTATCGCACATTAACTAATGCATAAGCCAGGACACGGACTAAAGATCGCTTCACAGACAAAGCCTAAGAAGAAAAAGAAGCCCGTCAAGAAAGGCTACTGAATAACTAATTAATTAATACACGCCCCGAAAGGGGCTTTTTTTTATGTCTAGTCATGGACCAGAATTAAATAAATTACACGACATTGCCCACGAATTACTTTTAAATGCTGAAGATGAGCTAATAAAAATACAAACAGCTACTGGCAAAACACCGTCTGAACTTAAACGAGTAAGGAAAGCACTAAGCAATATAGATTGGAATATCCAAAGTTACGGCGATTTAATTGAAAACTCCTTAGCAAAACACGGGTACGATCATAAACCTCTTCAAAAAGCAATACGCAAAATGGAAGAGGATACGATGAAAGCTTATATGCTTTTATCGGACGATACTATTCACCATCTAGTACAACAACGTACAGGTGGTTCTTTACGGTCTGATCCGAGCGTAATTAGGGGAGCTGTCAGACGTTTAGAAGATATGTTTGGCATGGAGTTCGCTCAAAGTACTGGTCCATCTGGAAATGTACGAGGAGATTTATCATTCTCAAATTATGCACACAAATCAGATAACAATGCAAGTGGATTAGAAAGGCTAACAATTCCTAAAAATCCAGATAAAAGTACAACAGCTCATGCACTTGGAACTGCTGGATTTTCAAAACCACTAACTGCTGCAGAACTAGCAGATGAAGAAGCATTGGCTAAAGCCCTGGCTCCAAGAGTTAAGGCACAGATCGCCATGGCTGAAAATGCCATTATTACTGACTCTCCACGAGTTGAAGCGGTAAGAAATGCAGACCCTAGGCTTGCTGATGCATATAAATCTACAAATACAGTAGAAGATATTGCAACAATGCGACCTATTGCTAGGTCACTAGAACTTCGTCCAAAAATCATCCAAAGTTATCTAAAATTGGTTAATGATAAGGGCGGAATGAGGCTAGATTTTATTCCAGGCGCAGAAGAAATTGGTAAAGCAGCCGCTCGAAACCCTCTTGAAGCATTAAAAGGCGCTGCTTTAGCGGTAGATCCTGATGCAGTTAAATCAATGTTTCAAGGTAACCCTTTAGAAGCTGTAAATAAAAGTGCCTTGGGTGCTGGTATAGGTGCTGGTATTGCAGAAATGTTGAAGGTAAGTCCAGTACAACAAGCAAGACTAGCTTCATATGCTTCTAAAATACCTGGAGTTGCTTCACAAATACCAAAAGCATTAAGTTTCGTTGGTGGTGCTGCTAGATTTGTTGGACCAGCTTCAACGGCTGTAGCTGGTTATCAACTAGCTGATGCTGTTTTAGAGGGTTCTACTGGAGCAGGTTTTGTTGATACATTTAAACAAGTCCAAGACAAAGAAAGAACTGCTGAAATTAATAAAGCAGCAGTAGAAAGTGCTGCAAAATCTAAACAACTTGCTGTTGAAAAAGAATTACCTAAACCAATTATGGATTCAGACACAATAGAAAAGTTTGCAACTGATCCTCTTAATGAACTTGAATATGGCTGGAAAAAACTAACAGGACAAGTATAAACTATCCACTTATGCATAAATGACAAACGTCCTTGAGGCGTTACAAGAAGATTTCAAGCTGTTCTTACAAGCTTTATGGGGACAGCTTGAACTTCCTACGCCTACACGCGCTCAATACGCAATCGCTGACTACTTACAAAACGGTCCTAAACGTCTACAGATTCAAGCCTTCCGAGGAATCGGTAAATCTTGGATTACTGGTGCGTTTGTTCTTTGGACTCTATTTAAAGATCCTGAAAAGAAAATCATGATCATCTCTGCATCTAAAGAACGTGCAGACAATATGTCTATCTTCCTACAGAAATTAATCATTGAAACACCTTGGTTGGTACATTTGCGCCCTAAATCTGATGACTCCCGTTGGAGTCGCATCTCTTTCGATGTTAATTGCTCCCCTCACCAAGCTCCTTCTGTTAAATCAGTGGGTATTACTGGTCAGCTTACTGGTAGTCGTGCGGATTTAATGATCCTTGACGATATTGAGGTTCCGGGCAACTCAATGACAGAAATGATGCGTGAGAAACTTCTTCAATTATGTACTGAAGCTGAATCTATCCTTACTCCTAAAGATGATAGTCGTATTATGTACTTAGGTACTCCTCAGACCGTCTTTACGGTCTATAGGAAGCTCGCAGAACGTAATTATAGACCTTTTATCTGGCCAGCACGTTTCCCCCGCTCTCTGTCCAATTACGAAGGGCTCATAGCTCCTCAATTACAAGAAGATATAGACAATGGCTCTGAAAAATGGGCTGTAACTGACCCGGATAGATTTAATGATGAAGATCTTATTGAACGTGAAGCAGCAATGGGCAGAAGCAACTTCATGCTTCAGTTCATGCTTGATACCTCACTTAGTGACGCAGAAAAGTTCCCCCTTAAAATGGCTGACCTTATCGTCACTAGCGTTAATCCCACTACTGCTCCCGATTCCATCGTTTGGTGCTCAGACCCGAGAAACATCATCAGGGATGCTCCGACTGTCGGATTACCTGGAGATTATTTCTACAGTCCAATGCAGCTCCAAGGAGACTGGGATTCCTACCAAGAGACAATCTGCAGTGTTGACCCGTCGGGTCGTGGCTCGGATGAAACGGCAGCAGCGTATATCTCACAACGCAACGGTTTCCTGTACTTGCACGAAATGCGTGCTTACAGAGAAGGATACTCAGACAATACTCTTCTGGACATTCTAAAAGGTTGCCGTAAATACAACGTTACTAAATTAGTAATCGAAACAAACTTCGGTGACGGTATCGTTGCTGAATTATTTAAAAAACACTTAGTACAAACAAAACAAGGTATAGATGTCGAAGAAGTTAGAGCAACAGTCCGTAAAGAACAACGTATTATCGATACCTTGGAACCCGTGCTTAATCAGCATCGTCTTGTTGTGGATCGCTCTGTTATTGATTGGGACTACAACTCCAACAAAGATGCTGCACCCGAGTCGAGACTCCTCTACATGCTCTTCTATCAAATGAGCCGTATGTGCCGTGAGAAAGGTGCGGTTAAACACGATGACAGACTTGATTGTCTTAGTCAAGGTGTTCAATACTTTACTGATTGTATGGCGATATCTGCTCAAGAACAGATTAATACTCGTAAACGTGAAGAGTGGTTAGACATGCTTAGATCCACTATAGAAGACCCTCAAGGGTCAGCTAATCACCTTGTTTTAGGGCTAAATAAAGACCAAAGACAACAAGCTAGAGGTACTGCTGAAACCTCAGTCCCTAACTGGGTTTAGGTTGAGCCCTGTTGTATACAGGGAGAGAGAGGGTGGACTCGAACTCTGTACTGGGGAAAGGAGACAATCCTTTCCTCTTTAATAATGTCCCCGGAGAAGGACATTCTGTAAACACTGACAATAATTAGTTAATTAAATAATTAAATTAATTAATTAAAGTAAGTAATACATGATGATCATAATCATCCCTTAATGATGATACAGATCATCCCTTATTATACAGCTAGTAAATTACATGCATACAGTACAGTTAGTACATTCAACACAAGAAGGTGATGCCTTGATAGCCTACATGGCTAGAGTATCTAATCCTGCTAATCAAAACAACACTGAGAACAGTGCTCGTTTGATTCAATACCTTATTAAACATAAACATTGGTCCCCCTTTGAAATGGTTAATATGTGCGTTGAAATATCTACTACTCGTAGTATCGCTCAACAAATTATCAGACATCGCTCCTTTGCTTTCCAAGAGTTTAGCCAAAGATATGCTGAAGTTAAAGATAAACCTCAAATACCTCAATTACGTAGACAAGATACCTCTAATCGACAAAATAGTATTGATGACTTAGATCCTTCAATCGTTAGTTACTTTGAAAAGGAAATACAACAACTGTATGATCAAGCTAATAATATCTATGATGCAATGCTGTTCTCAGGTGTCGCTAAAGAGTGTGCACGGGATATCCTGCCGCTAGCTACGCCGACTAAGTTATACATGAATGGTTCCTTGCGTAGCTGGATTCACTACGTTGAACTGCGGTGCTCTAATGGTACACAGTATGAACATAAATTAATCGCTGATCAATGTAAAAAACAGATTTTAAAGTGCTTTCCAGCGGTTTATAAGGCTCTAAATTTTTGACATAATTTTGTCAACCCATATACGTGGGGGCAGGGACGCAAATTTACCCCCAGTGGGGGGTGTTTGTCCCGCACGCGACTGTTAGTGGCGTGTAAAACACTGCTTTGTACTGTTTTTACTGGGCTAACTGGGCTCACTGTCTTTCACTCAATCTGCACCAATCTGTCAGCGTTACATAACTTATCATTACTATTTAGCGATACGGTATCGTATCACAACAGATTAGCGCTGTT